CTGCTCGGCCAGCTTCAGCAGGCGCAGACCGAGCGGGCCACGCAGGTCCAGCAGCGCGCGGTCTCGGACGTCGAATCGTTCGGGGAAAACAAGGAATTCTTCGACGACGTGCGCGAGGACATGGGCGACCTAATGGAATTGATGGCGAAGCGCGGCGTTGACATGACTCTGGAGCAAGCGTATGAACGCGCTTGTGCGATGAACCCAGAGATCGCGAAGGTCGTCGCAGCGCGGGGAGCGGCGCGCAATGCTGGCAACGGTAACTCGTCCATCCAGCGTGCGCGTGCAGCAGCCTCCAGCGTTCGGGGAACACCTAACCAAGTGTCCACCCCGGCACCGACCGACCTTCGCGGAGCTATTGAGGCAGCCATCGAACAAGTCGGCGGTAGGTAAGAGCACCCATGTGCCCACTTCTATCGAGACAGCCCCGGCACCGGGACAAGGCCGAAGCGCGCAAGCGCTCCACGGGAAACGGTGTACACGCTCAGGCTCAATCTCGAATAGTTAGGGGCTAACATGGCATTCCCAAATGTGTCCGATATCATCGCGACGACCATCGAGTCGCGAACTCGGTCCATCGCCGACAACGTCACCAAGAACAACGCGCTGCTGATGCGGCTCGAAGAACGCGGCAAGATCAAGACGGTCAGCGGCGGATCGAAAATCTTCCAAGAACTCTCGTTCGCCGAGAACGCGAACGCGGGCTGGTACTCTGGCTACGATCTCCTGCCGGTCGCCGCGCAGGATGTCATCAGCGCCGCCGAGTACGAGTTCAAGCAGGCTGCCTGCCCGATTGCGGTCAGCGGTCTCGATCAACTGAAGAACTCAGGCCGCGAGCAGATGATCGATCTGCTCGAAGGTCGCGTCGGTGTGGGCGAAGCCACGATGGCGAACCTCGTCGCGGGTGGCTTGTACTCCGACGGCTCGGCGTCGGGCGGCAAGCAGTTAGACGGTCTCAACAAGGCCGTGGTCGTCGACCCGACGACCGGCACGTACGGTGCCATCGATCCTGTGACGTGGACCTTCTGGCGCAACAAGACGCTCGACCTGCTCCCGGCAGCAATGACGGCGGCCTTGATTCAGGGCCACTTCAACACGCTCTGGGGATCGCTCGTGCGTGGCGCGGATCGGCCCGACCTGATCATGGTCGACGCGCTGGTGTGGGCTACCTATCTTGCGAGCCTGCAGGCGCAACAGCGCTTCACGGGCACGGAGAAGGGCAAGCTCGGCTTCCCGTCGCTGCAGTACATGGATGCGGACGTGGTGCTCGACGGCGGCATCGGTGGCTTCTGCCCCGCTGGCACGGCGTTCTTCCTCAACACCAAGTACATCCACTATCGCCCGCACAAGGATCGCAACTTCGTGCCGCTCTCACCGGGCAAGCGCACGCCCGTCAATCAGGACGCCGAGGTGCAGATTCTGGCATGGGCCGGAAACCTCACCTGCTCGGGGCGTCAGTTCCAAGGCCGTCTGGACTACAACACGTAGGCCAGTAGTTAGTCGGGTGTGGCGTGATATCGCCATCTTCGGAGCAGGGCTAACTACCCTGCTCCGTTTTTTCAAAGGAGTTCGCAATGCCTGCTTCCCTCCCCGGCTCGACCCTCGCGCAGAACCAAGCCAACCCGACGCTGGGGCGGTTGGTGATCTTCGACGCGCTGTCGGGTCCGAAAGCCTCTCCGTTCGATGCCTCGAAGATCGACTACGCGACCACACCTCCTGCGGGCATCCCCGCCGGGTGGACTGCGTTGCGCGTCCCCCTCAAGGTCAACGATCCGCTCAACTTGTCTACCGGCGGCCTATCTACCGGTGTCGGCTTCGGTTCACCTCTGGTCATCGCCCCTGCTTCTCGCGATGGGGTCGACAATGCCGTCTATGGTGAGCACCTCGCCGGATTCACCGACGACTACAAGCCGGGCATCTCGACGCCCGTGCCTGCTGACGCCAGCAACAGCCGGTTCATGTACATCGGCGGCGGCAAGAGTGTCATCGCCAACGGCACCGGCCCCAACGGCAACGGCTACCCGGCAGGCTGGTACACGAGCCAGCCGCTGCCCTACGTCGCGGGCTTCGGCATCGCGGCTGCTGGTCAGGGTGGTGCGCGCGAGAGCGGCGCTGTCGGCTTCCCGATGAAGACCGTGACGGCACCGGGCGTTGTCGCCATCGGCGGCGTCGTCGAGACCGGCTACGTCAATCGCTCGGGCGTCGCGCTCGTCAACAACCAGTCGGTGGTCGGTGTCGGTACGACGGCGCTGGCGGCACCGTCGTAAGGAGTAGATAGATGGAAACACCGAAAGTGTATCAGCCCGGAGAAGGTGGTGACCCCGAGGTGCCGACCGACTTCATCGAGGACGTTCCGCCTGCCGAGGAGATCGTCGTCGAGGAAGGCTTTAAAGAAGACGATGCCGCTGATGCGGAGGCGGACGACTCGTACGCCAAGCATCGCAGCGAGAATCGGGGCGAGTAATGCTCACCGCTGGCTGCATGAAGTTAGACGCGGCTGGCCGTGTGATCATCACCGTTGATGGGGTGCCTGTCGCGTTCAACGGCGGCACCCCGATCACGGCAAGCGGCGCGATGGCAGCAGCGTCGGCCAACCCCGAGGTCTTCCTTGCCTCATTGCCCTACGTCAACAACGGCGCGATCTGCGCTCGTGCCGTGGTACCGGCTGGCTCTGGCTGGTCGGGCGGCTTCGCACGAGACTCGGCGGGTGGCCTAGCTTTCGCGACGGCTGAACCCATCGCGGGCTACATCGCCGGTATCCCGGTGACTGCCGATGGGCGCATCGCGGTGTCGCTCGAAGGGCCGCCGCCGGTCAACACCAGCGGCTTCGATAACGGATTCGATCAGACTGCATTTCACTAGTTAGGGAGCGTTCACACATGACGACTCGGTACACCGTCACCCAGTTGAAGGCGCAGGCGGACGCCGCGCTGCCTAACAACACGACGCAGCTTATCTCCCCGGCTGCCGTGCGCGATCTGGTGAAGAACATCCTGTCGAGCGTGCGCTTGTCGGTCGCGACGATGCGCCGCGACACCAACCTCGTGCTGCCGCTCTCGCCGACGCTGCAGACGATCAAGCCGTGGTCGGTCAATCCGTACGCCGATCCGCCCGAGAATGTTGCCAACCTGACTACCGGGCAGATCACCAAGCAGGTCACCTCGCTCGGCAACACGAAGGCGATGGACCGCATCACGTTCTACATCGGCGTCGCGGGCACGGCGGGCGTCGAACTGACTTTCGTCCTGTTCCGCAACGGCGTGGCGACCGACATCATCGGGCGCGTGAGCACCGACGGTGCAGGCAACGTGCGCAACGCCGCGCTCTCGGGAGTGCTGGAGCACACCGATGACTCGGTGTACGAGATCAAGGTGAGTTCCACCAACACAGCGAATTACACGTTCACGAACGGAACCTTCCGTGTCGAGGACTGTTCAGTACCGACCTAACTATAAGGATGATGACATGCGCGATATCACACTCGAAGAGATGGCCGACAACGTCAACAACCCGTCGTTCGGCGACGACTTGTTAGGCGTGGTGTTCTATTCCCGTACCGTTGAGGATGTCACCCGCTCTGCTGCGGAGGGGCATCGCGTCTTCAAGACGCGCGACTACGTCAAGATAATGACCCCCGGAGATCGGCACAACACGATAGATAGACCGGTGCAGCGCACCGGCATCCTGCCGACCGACGACATCGAGCGCTTCCCCAAGCAGTGGGCGCGCTACCAGAACAAGCAGCAGCAGCAGGAGCACGAAGGCACGCCGCTGATGCTGTGGAGCGTGATGCCCTCGCCGCTCGCCGAGGAATTGAAGTACCTGAACATCTTCACCGTCGAGCAGTTAGCCAACCTCGCCGACTCGCACGCCAGCAAAATCCGTGGCGGCCCGACGTGGAAGCAGAAGGCCGCCGAGTTCGTGTAGGCTTTAAAGGACACGGCGCTGGTCGGCAAGCTGCAGGTCGCTCTCGCCGAGCGCGACAACAAGATCGAGACGCAGGACAAGGCGATCAAGGATCAGGCCGACAAGTTAGAGCGGCTCGCCGCGCGTCTCGCCAAGCTGGAGAAGTAAATGCCACGCTTCGCAACCATCGGTGACATCGTCAACAGGACAGCGGTCAGCGTGGGGCTTGACCCTGTCGGCGATCCGTTCGCGTCCGACGATCCGGCGCTGATCCAGTTGCGCACGCTTGCGAATGAAGTGGGCGACACGCTGGTGATGACCGAGGGTGTGCAGTGGCAGCAGTTAGAGAAGTCAGCCAACTTCACCACCGCGCCGGGAGACACGGGCGTTTACGATCTGCCCGTGGACTTCGGCTACATGATCGATCAGACCGAGTGGCAGCAGGGAGCGCCGGGGGCGGCCTACCCACTGCTCGGCCCGGCATCGGCGCAGTGGTGGAGCTATCTACAAGCCTCGGCTGTCTACACGGTGACTATCTACGCATGGTTCCGCGTGCTGACCGGGCAGTTGCAACTGTGGCCGCAGCCGCCGCCCGTGGGCATTCCGATTGCCTACAAGTACACCAGCCGCTACTGGGTGCAGGACGGCGCGAGCCTTCCGCCGCTGCTGGTCTACAAGGATCAGGTGCAGGCACAGGCCGACATCGTGCTCTTCGAGCCGATCCTGTTCATCAAGGCTTTAAAGCAAGCCTTCCTCACCGCTAAAGGGTTCGACACCACCAAGGTCGACGCCGAGTTCCTCGCCGCGATGTCGGGAGTCGGTGGGCGCGACAAGCCCTCTCCGGTGCTGTCGCTCAACGGGCCGCGCGCGTTCTCGCCGCGCCTGCTCGACAGTGTCATCAACGTGCCCGAGACCGGGATAGGTAGTTAGTGCTGCAAGCAGGCAAAAAGTTCGCGCAGCTTGCGATGGGCAAGCGCAAACCGCAGCAGCAGAACACGCAGCCGGTGCTTTATCCTGCGACGCAGGGCGGCATCAATGCGGTCGATGCGGCGGGCGCGGTGCCGCCGACCGATGCGCTGCTGCTGGTGAACATGATCCCCGCCGAGAAGGGCGTGCGGGTCAGGAAGGGCTGGATCGAGCACTGCATCAAGATCCCGCTCGGCGATGGGGTCAAGACCCTCGTGCCGTTCACGCACCAGTTGGTCGATGCGCCGGTAGATAGACTCTTCGGCGTGACGAGTGATGGCATCTATGACGTGACCACGCCGAGCGTCGCTCCTGTCAAGGTGCTCGACTTCCCGGTGAAGTCGGGCGAGGCGGGCTGGGCGCAGTGGACTAACTTCACCACCATCGCCGGGCAGTTCATCCTGCTGACCGACAAGGCGAATGGCTACTACGTGTACACGGCCTCGACCAACACATGGGCGGCGGGCACGGTGACCGGCGTCTCGGCGTTGTTGTTAGTCTTCGTGCTGATCTGGAAGAACCGCGTGTGGTTCATCGAGAAGGACACCGGCACCGCGTGGTATCTGCCCGTCGGGCAGATCACTGGCGTGGTCACGCCGTTCCTGTTCGGCACCAAGTTCAAGTACGGCGGCTACCTCAAGTCGCTGTGGAACTGGACACTCGACGGCGGCGAGGGGGTCGACGACTATCTAGCCGCGATCTCCAGCGGTGGCGACATGGTGGTCTACAAGGGCACCGACCCCGACACGGCGACGGCGGGCAACTCGTTCGCTCTCAGCGGGCTGTGGAACATCGGCAAGCCGATGCAGGGTCGGCGGCAGGGCGCGAACATGGGTGGCGAACTACTCATCGCGACAGCTTTCGGAATCATACAGGCCTCGAAGCTCATCGCCGGACAGCCGGTGACGGACGAGGCCGTGTCGATGAGCTACAAGATCAACCCTGCGGTCAATCAGGTCACCGACCGCATGGCGGACTTCTACGGCTGGGAGCCGGTGTTCATCCCGAAAGAGCAGTTGTTGATGTTCATCACGCCGAAGGAAGTCGGCCAGCCCTATCTACAGTTCGTGTTCAACACCTCGACCCATGCGTGGTGCGTGTTCGCCGATCTGCCGGTGAAGACCGGCGTGATGTGGAAGAACAAGTTCTACTTCGGCACCGACGACAACCGGGTAGCTAGTTACGATGGCTTCCTCGACAAGGTGTTCCTCGATCCTGTGACCGACGGCACCTTCGAGCCTATCCAGTGGGAGTCGCTCACCGGCTTCCAGTCGTTGGGCCAGCCCGCGATCCACAAGCGCGTGCAGTTCATCCGTCAGATGTTCATCGGCGCGTCCTCGCCTGTGTACAAGATCGTCGCCAAGTACGACTTCGATCTGACGCCGCCCGCAGGCTCGCCGGTCTTCCCGCCGACGACAGGCGGCATCTGGGGCATCGGCATTTGGGACTTCTCGACGTGGGGCGGCGGCTACTTCACCACCAAGTCGATCAAGGGCGGCAGCGGCATGGGCCGCTACGTGGCCCTCTACATGCGCGGGCGCTCCTCGACGGAACTCGTGCACGTCGGCACCGACGTGATGTTCGACTCGGGCGGCATGTTATGAAGCCGACTATCTACTTTCGCCCGATCAACTGCGAAGCTGACATTCGCACGTTCATCACGAAGACTAGCTACTTTCCCGGCACGCAATTCGGCGGCATCGTGGCGTACATGCTGCGCGACGGTCGTGAGGAAGGCATGGGCATGGTGGGTTTCGATGCTTGGGCACCGCGCAGCGTGATGGCGCACTGGTATATCCGCTTCCCTCGCTGCATCGAGCCGCTCTGGGCCGAGGCGGTGAAGTACATCGCGCTCACCGGGCGCAAGTCGATTCTGGGCAGCACGCCTAGCAACAATGACAAAGCCCTTCGTTCCATCCGGCATCTGGGGTGGGAGCATCTCTACACCATCAAGGATGGCTGGGACGAAGGTGTTGATCTCGTAATCTCGGAGTACAAAATTCATGGGCAATCAGAAGTTGGCACCCTCGCCTTACGGCGGGAGCGGGCCGCCTAACCAGTCGATGCAGCCGCTGCAGCCGCGTCCGCCGATGGGTGGACCGCAGGCTGGGATACAACCGCCCGCAGGCATGCAGCCCGGTGGACCTCCTCCGGGCATGGGTGCGCCGCCGATGGGTGCGCCGCAAGGCATGGGGCCGCGTCCGGGCATGGGTCCGCCTCCCGGCATGCCGCAGGGTCCGCCTCCGGGCATGGGTCCGCCGCAGGGCATGCCGCCGCAGGCGATGTCTGCGCCCAAGATGGCCCCGCAGCAGATGCAGCAGATGGCCCAAGCGCAGGCGCTGCGCGCTGGCCCCGGTCGTCGCTAGTTAGGTGAGCCATGAGCAAGTCAACCCCCAAGGCACCTGACTACGCAGCCGCTGCGAAAGAGCAGGCACAGTCGTCCAAGGAAGTGACGGAGCAGCAGACGTGGGCGAACCGTCCTGATCAGGTCACGCCGTGGGGCACGGAGTCGTGGTCTAACGAGATGGTCTGGGACCCGGCGACGCAGCAGAACATCAACAAGTGGACGCAGAACACCACGCTCAACGCGCAGTCACAGCAGGCGCTCGATGCGCAGTTGGCGGTGCAGAACCAGCGCAGTCAGTTGGCGCTCGGCGCGGGCGACCGGCTCGGGGCCGAGTACGGCCAGCAGTTCGACTGGGGGCAGTTCGGGCAGATGGCGCAGAATCCCAACGCGCCTATCTACCAGCAGCCCGGCGCGATGGTCGGTCCCGCGCAGGGTCCGCAGTACGGCACGCAGGGTTTGAATGCGTACGGACAGGCTCCGACCCAAGGCCAGTACAGCGCGGAGAACATCCAGCGTGGACTCGACACCTCGGGGCTGCAGCAGTTAGACCCGTCGCAGCGCTACAACCAGCAGGCGGGAGATGCCGTCTACAACCAGTGGGCGAGTCGCGCGCAGCCCGCGCAGGCACAGGCGACCAACCAGCTTCGCACGCAGTTGTACAACCAAGGTCTGAAGGAAGGCGACGCGGCGTACGACAACGAGATGGCGAAGCTGCGCATGACGCAGGGCGACGCGCAGCAGCAGGCCGCATTCCAAGCGACGCA